AAGCCATCCCAAAATTTCGCAGCGGGGTTCTTCGTATAGCGAAATTCATCACCTAATGGTAGGTGTTCATGTTTGGCAAAATAAGTGCACAGTATATTTGTAATGGAGGTTTTTCCGATTCCGGAATCTCCATAAACAAGTAAACCAAAAGGTGCTTTCCTATCTCGTCTTGCAGCCGAATGAGTATTAAGATCATCACGCATGATCAACATATCATTTAGAGTAGTTCGTATGATTATTACATCATTTTTCTCTAATCCAATAGAATGTTTTGAAACGCTCTCCAATTTTTCAATTGTTTTATCCAATTGACCACGAAATTCACTTTCTGTGAATCCGTGCTCTTCAGGATTATTGAGTAAAGGTTCTTTACGCTTCAATTCTCGACACATATCGTAAATATCTTTATACGTACCACCACTATGAAAAATGGTGGAAATATCGCCTGTTTTGTAAACTTGAAATCCTCTTTCCAAGATAAACAATAAGGTATCGGCTAATAAATAGAAGAAATCACTTCTTTTATAGAACTTCTTTTGGAGTGCTGCTTGTTCTAATTTTGTATAGCCCATTGTATCCATTGTAATACCAATTTTTTCAAATAAAGAAAAACTCAGCAAATACATGACACATCTGTACATCTTTACGGAAATTTCACTTCCGCACATATTTTTGTATGAATTTAAGAAACCACGAGAGGTCTCGAAAAAGTCTCCGGATTGGGGTGTGAATCCTTTCCAGATATTTACAAAATATGGAAGTATGCGATTTTTGTATATTTCGAACGTAGATTCTGGATATCGAAATTTAAGGAAAATGTTAACTGATCGCATAATCGTATCGAAACGGCTGAGTCCCTCAACAGTCTCGGTAGATAAGCGAGCAAACATTAGTACATCTTCAACAAGTTTAAGAACATACTTCAAATCAACTTGAGAAACAAGTGAATAAGCTGCATAATTGATACCAAAAGCATTATCTTGGTTGATATCTTTAAAGTAATTAAAAATATCTTCGAATCCAGCTTGGACACTAAGTTCTTTTTGAGGAAATTTAAAGGCTTTGATTTCTAAATTGAGAGAACTTTTCACCATTGAAGAGGTGAATGTCATATCAATAAGAATTTTCTCAATAGAACGATCTTGTTGGTTAAACATTGAAGGTTCATCTGTTGCAGCCATAAGCTGCATAAGACCTTTACGTATTTTCCAAAGTTCATCATGGGGTAAATCGGAATGATGAACATTGTTGAGATAAATCTCATTAATGGACTCGTAAGTAGCGAGAGCATTACTTTTGTAAATAGGACAAAAGATGGGTTCCAAATTAAGTTGAATACAAGGTAGATACGTTGTAATCAAGATTTGGATATCGCACGGAAGGGTGTCTAAACGATTTTGGAGAAATTCTGGTACATATTCTCCATCTTCGTTGTAATCTTCAGGGTCAAATAGACCAGCTGTACGATTAGAGTGATGAATATCACAAATGTCAATACCACATTGACAAATGCGTTCATGATCCTCCGATAGTGTGGGGAAAAATTCACCATACATATCTTCAGAGTTTTCTTCAAATAGACCATAGTCTAAAGAAGAGGTTTCCTCACATTGAGGTATCCACGTAATTGTGGGGGAATTAATAATTTCTATGATATCAGCACAGAAATCTTCAACAAATGGTGGAGTAACCACGTTGGAACTTTTAGAATTCTCTTGACGAGAAATTAAAAGTTGTTTAATAACCCACAAAGGGGTATTCTCATTGCAAAGAAATACAATACACTTATGTAGATCTTCTCCGTCAATCTCTTGTAACATATCATATAAAATTCCATGAGAGTTAAAAACACTCAAAAAATTCAAATAATTGTTATTGACGGTATAATGTTGGTTTTGCCGGGCGTTACCTCGGACATCATTTAATCGATTTTCATTAATTGTAGCCATAGTTAGTTTTTGGGGGGGGGGGGTTGATTTCTCAGTTTTAGTTCGTATATCAAAAAGGAACGGATCAAGTCCAGTGTTAGAATTTGCATTGCTGCAATGTTAAGAGCTAACACGCTCAAAAACATTATGTAATAGTAACTAACATGTGGAGGTTCAGAGTCCTCCTCCATACTATTTAAATGTAAATGTAGAAATGAAAATTTTTATGGTTTTATTGTTTTTTTAAAATATAGCCATTCCTGTAACAGGAATGGTAGAATGAAAAATACTTCAAAAATGAAGTATAAATATAAAAATATAGC